CCGACCAATGGGAACATGCAAGGAGTTTCCGTCTCCATGCAAAACCTACGGGATAAGAAAGTTGCAAAGCCATGGAAAGCGACGTTCTTACCTTTCAAGACCATTTTAAACTTAGCCACAAACTGGCGCCAATGTTCAGTATCGACGCGGAAGAGTGTGGCGGCTAGAATGTCATCACCTAAGATCAAGCAGACGGCTTTATTGCCTGTCCGCTTCATGTATACACAAAACATAACCCAATTATAAAAAGAGTTACGGACCGTGGTGATGGTGGTGCCAGTAGGCAGTTGCCATTCTAACCAAGCACGGAGGCCAAAGTCGGTATTAGTGACTTTGAATTTACTCATACTCTTTTCAAGAGTGCGGTACCATCCGGGCATATTAAGTTTCCCTAACAGGCGATCAAACAGAATATGAACGCGTTTTCGCTGTTCTTTGTCATTTCTGCTAAAATCACCTTCTAAACCGTGTTTGTAGACCGGGTCGTTAATATGTGCGGCTAAGGCCACATCCTTACGTTTATACGCGAACATGGGTTGAACGTCGGGACGTTGTTCAAACTCGAATTGTTGAGCGATGCGCATGAAACGTTCCATGGCTATCATGGCTGGTGGGCCTGTTACAGCGTTGTAAACTTCACTGCCCATATAAACGATGCGTGGCGCCCAAGTGGGGTCGTCACGTTTCAAGAGAGCTTCACGCTTCACAAAGATGGTCTTGGCGCCTAAGTGTCGGGCGTCGTGTTCATCCACGGTTTCAAAAGCCGACACCATTTTACGACGTTTTTCGTCGCCAAATTTGTCGAGCCACCGTTGTCTATCATCATCGTTATCGTCCCAAGGGTCATTTGAGAAGATATCTGGCAAACTGTCGATGTGCGCTATCGCTTCGCGAAACACATCATCATCTATGTCATCTTGTGCTCGAAAATTGCAGCGTTTGTTAAACGCCGCCATAAACGAGTCAAAAGAAGATTCAGTGACAAGGGGGACGCAGCATTCGAAAACCGGACCCAATTGGTTGACTTTAGGGGTGGGGTCATCGAGGCACTTGTCAGTGGGCACGAAAGAGTGCGGGACAGCGAACTCAAACTCACGTATGGGAATGACCGTGAGGTTGCCATTGAGGGAATGGGCGTCGACTTGGAATTCGACATCTCCCACGTCCTCCACGATGGTGACCGCCTGCTGGACTTGCAAAACACGGGCTTGTTTGCGATTGCGGCGGGTCACATTGTGCGGAATTCTCGGCATCAATGTG